TATACAGCTGGAACAGCTACTTTCACAAACAATACTGGTGGTACATTTAGTGTTACTGGATTTAGTACCAACACAACAACTACTTTTACTGGTACGACAACACTTGATTTTAATTTTTCTGGTGGTTCAGAGGGTGATATAGCAACTTCGGTTATTGTAAACCCTAATATACAAGCAACATCATTTGTATTATATAATATTATTACATCAACAGACCATGAAACTACTGAGGATGCGTTATTAGATGGTATTATGATAAACACTACTGATATTATAGCTGGTTATGGTTTTACTCTAATGGCAATAGCTGGAAATAACACTTGGGGTAGATACTCAGTAAATTATAAAATAATAAATTAAAACATAAATTGTAAATATAACTGATATTTATAATAAAAACAAAAACAAAAACAAAAATTATGAGTATAATAATTAAAAGTGGTGCAAATGGCAATTTAGCTGGTGTTGATACCGATACAAACCTATTAGTAAACATGCCTGTTTCAGCTGAAACAGCTGGTTTTGTAACCCTATCTGCTGATAATGATATGGGTGATGTAACTGGTTCAAGATACGTACTAAGTCCAGAGGTAACTGGTGATTATCGTTTAAGAACAGGTGTTGACCAAATGTTATTCAATGAATTATTCCCTGGTGCAGCTTTGAATACAGGTCTTTGGACAAGTCCAGTAACAACTGCGACACTTACTGTTGCTGGTGGGTTTGCTAATTTAAATGCCGCTGGTTCAATTTCTATCAATGCTGTTGCTAGACTTGGTACTTACCGTTCATTCCCTTGTTACAAATCTTACACGACTTATTTTGAGAGTGAATTAAACTTCACTAGTTTACCCGTTATAGGTAATGTTTGTGAATGGGGTGCTATAATACATACTGGTACTGCAACACCAACTGATGGGGCTTTCTTTAGATTCAATGCTGTTGGTGAATTTAGATGTGTTATTAATAACAACGGTACTGAAACTCAATCTGGTACACTAGATGCAAGTTTACTTGTTGATGTGAATCACACCAAATCTTATTTGATTTATATTATGTCAAATCAAGCATTTTTCTGGATTGATAATGTTCTTGTTGCTAAAATTGAAGCACCAGCTGGTCAAGGAACTGTTACTTCATCACAAAACTTACCGATGTCATTTAGAAATCATAACTCTACCGCAACATCTACAGCTCAGATTATGAAAATAGCTATGGTTAACGTTACACTTGCTGATATGAATAGTGGTAAACCTTGGGGTGATATAATTTGTGGTTCTGGGGGTAACGCTAGTCAAGGTCAAACATCTGGTACTTTGGGTTCAACGGCATTATACACCAACTCACTTGCACCAACTGTTGGTGCAGCTATGACCAATACAACCGCTGCTTTAGGTTCTGGCTTAGGTGGTCAATTCTCCGCACTTCCAACACTCGCAGCGAACACTGATGGTATTGTTTCTTCATTTCAAGTACTAGCTGGTACTTCTACCATTCCTGGTAAATCACTTTATATTAATAGTGTTACTATTAATTCTATAGTGACAACAGTTCTTGCTGGTAATGCTACCCCAGTAATATATGCTTATTCACTTGCATATGGTCACACTGCTGTATCTCTTGCTACAACTGAAACTTCAACATCCAAAGCTCCAAGAAGAAAAGTTTTAGGTTTACAACAATTTGCAGCAGCAGCGGCACTTGGTAGTACACCAACACCATTTACTATTAACTTTACTAACCCAATTGTTGTTCAACCAGGTGAGTTTATTCAAGTTGTTGCTAAAAATATTGGTGTTGTCACAACAACAGGTGTAATCACATTCTTTATAGATATTGATGGTTATTTCGAATAATATTAATTTAAATTTAAAAACATGAAAAATTATATAACAAACCTATCTATAGGTATCGATAATGAAACGGGTCTATCAATTGAACTAAGGGTTAAAGACCTAACAATTAATGCTGAAATTAGAAAGATAACGGTTAAGATTGATAAAGTACTTGTTAGCCCTACTGGTATTGAACTTAAGGTTATTGAAAGCTTGTATTATGATAGATACGATGGTGAGATTAATAAAAAATACACTCAATTAGAAGAATCACCAATAGGAATAGGTATAAAACAAATGTTAAATTTAGATTTACCACAATACCCAAATTTAACACAATTATAAATAATATATGGCAACTACTAATTTAAGAACATACTGATGGAAACAATTAGAGAAAAATACACAAGGTTAAGACCTCAAATTAAACAAGGTGATTTGATTTTATTTCACGGTAATAGTTTATTATCTAAGGTTATTCAAGAATCTGACCAACACGCATATTTCAACCATGTTGGTGTTGTTGGTGAAATTGCTGGTGCTTTATTTATAATCGACTCAAATAGAGACGGTGTTCAACCAGCTAGGTTATCTGATAGAGTTTTTTCATACACTAATGGTGATTTTGTTGTTTTTAAACCAAATAAAACAAAAAAAGAAATAACCAAAGCTTTATCTAAACTTTTAATTAAAACAGATTATATTAAACCTAAGTATGATTTTATAAATGGTTTAAAATCCTTGATAAATAGATTTTTTGGTGTGGGTCTAAAAACTAAACCTAATCCAAATAGAGTTATCTGTAGTATGTTTGTTTTACCTTACGCTTTAGAATTGGATATGGTTTATCCATTGAATGATATGAATAATTTATTTTATCCAGAAGATTATATGAGGGATTTGAAAAATGTTACTGTTATAGGAATTTAATCTTCATCATATAAACCTTTCTTTGGACTACATTTTTCACGTATCAATTTTTCAACATAAGCGAACATTTTAAGACCATTTTCCTCACAATACTTTTTAAGTAGTTCATGAGTTTTTGAAGTTATTTTTAAGTTTTTATCTCTTTTCATAGCGTTTATTAACATAAGTATGTCAAAAGTATGATAAAAGACACACCAATTCGTATTTATCTTTTCAATAGGGATTACTTTTGAAAAAAACCTAATATTTATAATAAACAAATGAAAAGTAAATAATAACTTCAAAAACAAAAACAAAATTATGGCAAATCAAGTATTCGTTAGTCCAGGTGTTTACACCTCAGAAAAAGACTTAACTTTTATCACACGTCAAGTAGGTGTTACTACACTTGGGTTAGTTGGTGAGACCACTATTGGTCCAGCATTCCAACCAATCTTTATCAGTAACTATGGTGAATTCCAATCTTTCTTCGGTGGATTAGATGCTACTTTGGTACCAGATAATGGAGCACCACAATATGAGCTACCTTATATTGCAAAATCATACTTATCACAATCTAACCAATTATTTGTAACTAGAGTCTTAGGATTTTCTGGTTTCGATGCTGGATTGGCTTGGGGTATTAGACTTGATGCGAATGTAGACCCATCAACAACAGGTGTAACAATAACTTCAACAAACCACAGTCCACTTATTAGTTATACAGCTACTTCAGCTGGTACAAACGTAACATTGGTTTCTTCTAGTCCAATCATTCAATCACTTATAAATGATGGTACATTGATTGGTCAATTGGCATTTTTGGGTGCTGCTACTACTGGAACTACAGCTGATATTTCTCAAACATTTATAAAAACTGGTTCTAGTTTTAGTGGTGTATCTTTCAATTTATATGTTGATGCTGTTGGAACTGAAGTTGGTGGTAATATTACTGGTACAACTACTGGTGCTACAATAAATTATTCTGGGACATCATATGCTGATGTTGAAAACCAATTGGTTGCTTTGATTCGTTCAAGAGGAACTGTTAATGTTACAACACAAACACCAGCATTCGAAATAACAGGAACAACTGGTATCATTATTGACCCAGCTTATACTGCGGCTACAACTAACCCATTAGGTGTTTTCAATATTAGTGGTACATCAACAACACAAGGTGCATTCAATTATGAATTATCTTTGGATAAAACAAAAACAAATTACTTACCTAAGGTATTGGGAAGAACAAATCATGATGGTAATACTGCTTTATTCGTAGAAGAATTATTCAACAATATGTTTGTTATTGAAAATGTTGCTGGTAAAGTAAGAGGGATAAAACAATCACTTACATCTTATTCTCAAGAATTCAGTGATTACTTACAAGAATACCAACCAGCTTTAACACCATGGGTTGTTTCTGAGTTACGTGGTACCAAGGTATTAAGACTTTTCAGATTTACAACTATTTCTGATGGTAATGCTGCAAATGAGCAATTCAAAATTTCTATCGTAAATGTTAAACCAGATACAAAAGAATTTGATATTCATATTAGAGCATTCTATGATACTGATGCAAGTCCTAAGGTTCTTGAAACATACACACGTTGTGTAATGGATAAAACTTCAGCTAACTATGTTGGTAGAAAAGTTGGTACATTAGATGGTGTTTACGTTTCTAAATCATCTTATGTTCTTATTGAAATTGATGATACCACAAACACTAGTGAGGCATTCCCATCTGGTTTCGTAGGTTTCCCAATCCGTAACTACCAAGCTAATTCACAATCAAGTGTTGTTAACCCAGATATGAACTACAAACAAGCATATGGTGCATTTGAAAACAAACGTAAATTCTATTTAGGTCTTTCAGAAACTGTAGGTATTGATGCTGACTTCTTTGATTACAAAGGTGTTCCATCAACAACTTCACCAAATATGTGGACTGGTATGACAAATGGTTTCCACATGGATATTGATGCTTCTGCTGTTACTATTGACAACGTTAGTATTGTTATAAATGCAACAGGTGGTACTTATTCTCCAACATTCACATTCGATACAGGTGATGCTCAATTTAGAACAGAAGCTGGTTTGATTGGTGGACCTTATGAAAAACTTTACGCTCGTAAATTCACATTTGTACCTTTCGGTGGATTTGATGGATGGGATGTATATAGAACAAGAAGAAGCAACACTGATAGATTCACTATCAACGGTACTTATGGTGCAGCTGGTTTAATCTCTGGTGCTTTCGCTAACAGAACTCTTTCAAGTGGTGATTTAGGAATCAACTCTGATTACTACGCATACTTAGAAGCTATTTGGACATTCCAAAACCCAGAAGCTGTCAACATCAATGTATTCGCTACACCAGGTATTGATAACTTTGATAACACAAACCTTATCGAAGCTGCAATTGAGATGATTGAAGTTGATAGAGCAGATTCATTATACATAATGACAACTCCAGATACAGATTCAGCTGGTGATGTATTGAGTGTTGGTGACGTTGTTGATACATTGGATGGACAATTTGATAGTAACTACTCTTGTACTTACTGGCCTTGGATTCAAATCAATGATGCTGAAAACAATGTACTTATATTCGTTCCACCAACACGTGACGTTGTAAGAAACATAGCTTTGACTGACAATATTTCATTCCCTTGGTTCGCAGTTGCTGGTATCCAAAGAGGTGGTGTTGATGCAATCCAAGCTAGAGAGAAACTTACTCTTGCACAAAGAGATGAGCTTTACGATAATAGAATTAACCCTATCGCTACTTTCACATCAGATGGTATCGTTATATGGGGTAACAAAACTCTTCAAGTTAAAGATTCAGCTCTTAACAGAATCAACGTTAGAAGACTTTTACTTCAAGCAAGAAAACTTATTTCTGCTGTTGGTATCAGACTTTTATTCGAACAAAATGATGCTGTTGTTAGAAACCAATTCTTAAGTCAAGTTAACCCAATCTTAGACAACATCAGAAGTCAAAGAGGTTTAACAGATTTCCGTGTGGTTCTTTCAAGTGACCCAGAAGATATCGATAAAAACCAATTAACTGGTCAAATCTTTTTGAAACCAACAAGAGCTTTAGAGTTCATTCAAGTAGAATTCGTTCTTATGAACACAGGTGCATCTTTCGATAACATCTAATAAAAAATAAACAAACATAAAGCCTTCAGAAATGAGGGCTTTTTTGTTTTATATAGATATTTATAGCTAAACACATCAATGGGAACTAAAATTAAAATAACACCAACACAATACAATATGATTTTGTTAAGAGAACAACAAGAACGTTCTAGTTCTTTGGTTATCTCAGAAGGTATTGATAAAGTACTTATGGGTTTTTCTAATATACTAGGTATAAGACTTACTGGTAAAAATAAGATTGAAGGTGATGCTGCTTTGAACAACAACGCTATTTTAATCAAGATTAAGGATGTTTTAGAAGATAAGAGTAGATTATCATCACTTGTTGATTCATTGGAAGAAAAAGGCTTGGAAAACCCTAGTAGTAGATTAGCAAATGATGCTCATAAAATAATTGTAAAATACAATAAAATTGCAACAGAAAGAGGATTGAAGGATTTGTTGGGATTGGATGCGGAAACCAATTTAAAATCTTTGGATAAAACTTTAAATAAATAAAAATAAATATTTTAATTAAAAATATGAAAAAATTAAAAATTCTCATATTTATATATAAATAAAACAAAATCTAAAACCAAAAAAACTATGGCTGATTTATTAATGAAAATGCCCTTACCATACGAACCGAAAAAGAAGAATCGTTGGCTTATCACATTCCCAGCAGATTTAGGTATCCAACAATGGTGGCTAGCATCTGCATCAAGACCTTCTATTTCACAAAATGAAGTTGAGATTCCTTTCCTTAACACATCTACATGGGTTATTGGTCGTTTTACTTGGGAATCAATCGATGTAACTTTCCGTGACCCAATCGGACCATCTGCTGCACAAGCTATAATGGAATGGGTTCGTTTACACTCTGAATCAATCACAGGTCGTCAAGGTTACGCAGCTGGTTATAAAAGACCTGTTGAACTTGAGATGCTTGACCCAACGGGTGTTGTTATCGAGAAATGGTTATTGGATGGAACAATGTTAACAAACGTTGGATTCGGTGACTTATCAATGGATGACGATGGTATCGCTGAGATTACAGCTACTTTACGTTTCGATAGAGCAATCTTATTATTCTAATGGCTAAAGCTAGAAAAGAAGGTAGTTCTAAAGGTAATAGAGCTAACTTGGTTAAGCGTTTGAAAGTAATGGAGAAAAACCGTGAACTAATTAAACAATACGAAAATAAATAAATTTAAACCACTCTATTAGGGTGGTTTTTTTATTTTAAG